ACTGATGAACAACAACCTCAAGACAAACACTATCGTGTTCAAAATGTTAAATACGGCGAGAAAACAGTTACTGGTAGAGTAATTGGTCGTAACAAAACAGTAATACCAGAAGAGCAAGTAGCACAATTAGCTCAATATCACTGCACAAACAAAGAAATGGCAGACTTTTTTGATGTGCCATTACAAACCTTTGTGGATAACTTCCGTGATATTATCACAAAGAACAGGCTAATAACGAAGCAGAGATTGCGTAAAGCACAATTGGATCTAGCTCTAAATAAACATGATAGAGTTATGCTGATATGGTTAGGCAAGCAGATGTTGGGTCAAGCAGAGAATCCAATATCAGAAGAAAGCAATCAAGTGCTTCCATGGCTCGACGAAGAATCAGCAGATGAATAGATATATAGAAAACAGATATGAAGTTAACAGAACCCCAAAAGGATATACTGAACAATCCTGCACGATTTAAAGTTGTAGCAAGTGGTAGACGTTTTGGTAAAACATACGCCAGCATAGCCGCATTGGCAAAACACAGTCGATATCCCAATTCAAAATGCATGTACATTGCACCCAGTTATCGTATGGCCAAACAGATTGTGTGGGAAGATCTCAAGTTAATGCTGAAACAAAGACGTTGGGCAAAACGCATTAATGAAAGTGAATTAACCATCACATTGGTAAACAACAGCCAAATAATGTTGCGTAGTGCTGACAATCCTGATTCAATACGTGGTGTTGGTTTAGACTTTGTGGTTATAGATGAAGCCGCAGACATTGACAACAGTGGTGAAGCATGGGGTGCAGTTATACGTCCCACGTTATCCGATCGTGAAGGACATGCTCTCATTATAGGATCACCCAAAGGACGTAATTGGTTTTATGACTTATATCAAAATGCCAAACACTATGAAGATTGGCACAGTTGGCAATACACCACTGCAGAAGGTGGCAATGTAAGTGAAGAAGAAATAAATCAAGCACGTCAAGACCTAGATGAAAGAACATTTCAACAAGAATACCTAGCACAATTTGTTAATTACAGTGGCGTTATATATTATGCATTTGGTGAACACAATATTAAAAGTATGCCACAACCAGCAGACTTGCGAACACCACTACACATAGGCATGGACTTTAACATTGATCCAGGTTGTGCTGTTATTGGATATCAACACAGAGAAGGCATACACATATTCGATGAACTGGAAATATATGGCACTGACACCGGTGAAATGAGCAGAGAAATACAACAGAGATATCCAAATAGAAAAATCATTGTGTATCCAGATGCCGCTGGAGCACAACGCAAAACAAGTGCAGGTGGAGTTACTGATCACATCATACTTAAGAACAGTGGCTTTGAATTAAAAGTGGGCAGTATCAATCCTTCAGTGAAAGATCGCATCGCCGCGGTAAATAGTGTGTGTAAGAGCAATGACGGTGTTGTGAAGTTGAGTGTAGAACCCAGTTGCAAAAAAACAATTGAGTGTTTACGCAAACAGGTTTATAAAGAAGGCACAAGACAACCAGAAAAGTCAGGCTACGATCATATGAATGACGCACTGGGTTATTTGATCAATCATTTATATCCATTACGTCAAAACGTTAAGCCTGCACCCGTTGGTGGTATTAGGCGACAAACAGGAGGCCATTACAGATGAGATATACCAGACTTATAGTGAACATACTAGAACCCAAACAACAATATCTGTTGGACTTTGTTGACCTTAATCTAAAAGGTTGTCAAAAGCAACTGCAAGATTATTTGCGTAATTCACCTACCGGCACAGACTACATGCATCTACAGTGTGTGTATACCAAAAGCAGAAAAACAAAGTATGCACCAATGATGCACCCTACCAGCAACGTGGTAGTGAATATAGGAGATATAAATGAGAATCGATAAACCAAAAGCAAAAACAAAAAACCTTAACACATTCAGTCTAATCAGTGCAATCCTACTGTGGGGCATGATTGTGGGACACATCAGTTGGTGGGCCATGTTAGCATTCATACCCAGTGTGATTGTGGCATTTGGCAGTGAGGTAGAGTATGACAAACAGTAAAATTCCAAAAGAAGGATCAAAGGCTTGGCAGAAGAATGAAAAAATTATCAATAATAATTCTGCACTAAAGCAAGCCAGAGATATCAGTCAAGGATTAGAAAAGCCAGCACACAGATACACTAGTTCAGGTGGCAAAGGCTCAGCACCACGTCCAGGAGCATACAGTCAACAGTACAAAGACAATTGGGAAAGAATATTTGGTGGTGATAGAAAGAATGTAAACCACAAAGAAACAGATGAAGATTAAATTACCAAACGCAGTAGAATTACAACAGATTGCAGATCAATATCCACATCCTGGTGTTAGTCTGTACAATGAATACATGGAGGCATGGAATCAGTTAGATGACACTGACCGTGCTTTACACAAGATAGCAGAAACACAAACATATTGTAATTACATCAGTGCAAAAACATATGGGCACCAAGTGTACAACATACAACAGAACAGATGAAAGATCCAGAATTAGAAATTATACCAGGCTCAGACAGCGATGTTGCTCGCAATTTAAATAGATTGACTGACATAAATGAAAACATTGCCAATGTACGCAAAGAATTTATTGGCAAACCCAAAGTGTGTCACAGCATTGCCACACAAATAATTTGGTTAAGACGCAAGCCCGGTGAATACTATCACAGAGAACAATTTTGGACACTGTTAAACAAATATCGTAGCACACTGTTAGAACATTTAGACATACGTTGGTTGTTAAGCATCTGTGATACCATTGTGGACATTGGTGACCATGTGCAAAGTGCAACAGCAATGAACATAGTACAGTGTATCAATCGTTGCAACTTAGATGCAACCCTTTTATTAAATTGCAGAGACGGTGCATTAGACAGTGCTCAATTGAGCAGAGATAGAAAAATACCTACATGGGGAGGTATGATAACAGCAGATGTACCAACAGGTGATATGATTTACAACATGCAAAAACGTTTGGACACTGTGGTAGAACGTGATCCATTGCTGTGGGACATATGGTGTGAAATAAAAGATCGTAGCAGAGATGAAAACAATGTGGTAATGAATTTTGTTTGTGCCCAAAGCAGATATGCACACCAAAGGAAATTTTTTCTATAATGTATATACCTCAACACAACGCATTCTTTATACATATTCCTAAAACAGGAGGCAACAGTGTTGAATTTTATTTTTTGCAACAAATGAACATAAAAGTCAATGATGCGAATTCTGTAAAAATATTTAATGATCATCCAGAATTAATTATAGGCAGAAAAAATGCCACAAAACAAACAGCACATTACACTGCAAAAGAATTACAAGATATCAAAGAATATGTTGACAGCACATACAAGTTCAGCATGGTAAGACATCCGGTTGATAGGTTTATCAGTGAATGCAAATGGAATCACACAGGTATCGACATTTTATGTACGCAATTAAAAGAAGGTACTAATGATAGACTGCTCAGCAGTTGGGATTATCTGTCAGTAAATGACCGATTGGCAGTAGACCGTGTATTTAAATTAGAACAAATAGAAACAATGAACAGAGAATTAAGCAGTCAATTTGGTATTGATTTTGTTTTGCCGCATTATAATAAAAGCAAAGATAAAAGTATTAAATTAACCACAAAACAGTTAGATCTAGTTGCAAATGTGTGGCAAAAAGATTTTGAGGAATTTGATTATGAAATTAATTAGTGATGAATACAGAGATATATTAGCATGGGAGCATGAACACACTCCTGGTAAATGGGGACACACTGCAAAGATGTATGTGCCTGCCATTGTGCGCCACAGCCATAACAAAACAGATTGGCTAGATTATGGTGCAGGACATGGAGGATTAGGCATTGCTGTCAGAGAACAGTATGGCGACAAATATAACATTGCAGAGTATGAACCCAGTAGACCTAACAGTGTTGCTCCAGATCCAAAGCCTTATGTGGTATGCATAGATGTGTTAGAACACATAGAACCAGACTTGATTGACAATGTGTTAGACGATTTACAACGTGTAACAGTAGAACATGGTTATTTCACAATCAGTTGTAGATTGGCCAGTAAGATACTCAAAGATGGACGCAATGCACACATTCTAGTAAAGCCAAAAGAATGGTGGCATGACAAATTAGCAGAAAAATTTGATATATTGGAAGAAAGTTGGGATCCGGGTGATAAAAATTACAGAGTTGTTGTTAAAGCATTAGACTATGACAGCAATATATTAGGATATGTGGACACATTAGAATTATGAAAATTAAAACAGACCGAGTACAAACATGGGCTAGAATGTATTGGAGAACAGATCCAAGAAACAATCCGGATCAATTGGGCAACAGAGTTGTACACTTTGTTGGCCGTGATGAAGCAGACATACGTTTACAATTAGACTACTACATTGGACATCATGGTATTGTTAAATGTGAAGTAGTCAAACCAGAGGAGAGACCAAATGAGACACAGAGCACTGACTAGATATAAGAATGGTGGCAAGCATCGTGGTAAAGTTGTACCACACAAAGAAATATTACGCAGACAAGCACAAAGCCTAGGCTATCGTCACACTTTGCCACAAGCAGGCAGTATTGTGCCAGAAGTAACCAAAGAAGGTGCATTGGTACTATAAGTAACATTATCCTAACTTGTCAACAACCGAAGACAAAAAAACAAAACCCCTAATGTAGCTCTACACTAGGGGTTTTTTGTTGGTATAATACAAGTTAATTAAGGGCGTGATTAGTTCACACAGGGATTTCTCCTTTATGTCGCCCTCACATATACTTATAAAAAAAGCCCTCTGGCGAGGGCTAAAATAGAGCAAGGAATATTTAAAGGAGCATGCTCTATAATGGAACTTTATTTGAATGCATTCATTCTATATAGACTTTCTGTAGAATGATCGAAAATATTACCCCATACCTCATCTTTTTTAGGCTCTTGATCGATATCGAAATAGTGTAAGTAATAACTCTTAAGAACACGTCTCTTTAGTGCATTGCATGGATTAGCACAAAGTTGGCGATAACGTAATTTGCTAACATCTCTACCTGCAGTATCGAAATCGCATATACTATTCCAAAGAACATTAACTATTTCTTGTATGCTTTGTTCTTTGCTGGTAATGTTGGACAATTCGGCAAAACCTAGATCATGTGTAGCAGGATTTCTAAGTAATTCTATGCCAAATTCGAATATACCCCGATCATCGAATTCTTTTTTCACAAAAGGTTCGCAAGCCAATAATGCTTCGATACCAGGAATTTGTTTCATTTGCAACTTAAAAATAAAATCTTTAAATGTCATGTCGCCGCCTCCTTATGAAAGTTCTGCTAGGAAATCGTCTAATTGAACAAACACACTAGCACACTCTTTTTTAACACTAGCAGAATTCTTGTTGGCTTTGAAATAAACAGCCATTCTACGTAATTGTGCATCTTGTGGTGCATTCATATACCACATGTCAACAATTTTTTGTTGCATAGAATCAGTAGCGCCAGCATGTGCATAAGCCTTGGCCATCATTGCGTCTAGCAAATCATAACGCTTCTTATAAGAACATGCAGATGCCATGGTATCCATATCTTTAGCCACAGCCAAATAGTCTTTTGTTCTAGCCTCTTGTGAAGGTGAAGCAAAAGCAAAAGCATTAGCACTTACAAAAACAGCGAATAAAGTTACAATAATATTTTTCATAATAGTCATGGGCTCCTTACCCCTAATTTCTAACTATACACATATTATACACGATTTACCACTATTGTCAACCACTATTTTACACTTTTTTTGGTATTTTACAGAATTTACACGTCTTTTTTGTCAATCTGATAAATAAGTGTGTTAAATATGCATATCAAAATTCCTAGGAGACTCTATGGCTAAAGGGTTTAATTACTATGATTTCATCGTAGGTGCTCATGGTCTATATGACCGCTACCGTGACGATTGGAAATTAGCAGTTAAGAGCTATTATGGTGGAGTAGAATACCGAAATGGTAATTATCTCAAAGCCTATGATATAGATTACTCTACACCAAGCGAAACAATCAACACATATGACTATGATGCTGACGGTAACCAAACCGCAGTATACAAAAGTTATGTGCAACCAGTTCACACCAAAAGCGAAGCAAACAACGGCGATCAATACGCAAGCAACTTTTATCAAGAAAAATTACAAAATGTGCCTGTGTTACCCTACACAAGATTGTATGTGAGTGAATATAACTCAATACTGTTTAGAACGCCGCCTGTTAGAGAATTGCCAGATACACCAGAAATAGAATCATTTGTTGAGAATTGTGATGGAGAAGACAATTCAATCAACGAATTTATGAGTATGGTAGATACATATACCACAGTGTATGGAGTTGTGTGGGTTAGTTGTATAAAACCAGCGGGCAGTGATGTGCCACGTTGGAGAATGCACACACCATTAGACGTAACCAATTGG